CATTGGCTAACATGATAATCACAATGTGGAGGTTGTTCAAACATCTTATTTGTATCTTCGTATCGTCCTTCTTTAATTGTGTCCATCCAAACTGTGTAGTCTGGAGCAAACTCCTGTCTAGCTTGTTCTGTTGGACACACAAAGTCTGTCACAGCAATCTTTCCTGCCATTACAACACCATCTGCTAGGTGTCGCATACGTTGTGCTTGACGAATACGTCCTTCAGGTGTAAAATCCCAGTCATCGTATTGTGTTCTAACTGCGTCTGCGTTTATGTGTACGCCGCCAATTAGTTCAGCAAATGGTTTAGCAAGTGTAGTTTTACCACTTCCAGGTAATCCAAATATTAAAATTTTCACTGTCTATCTTTCCAATTTGTTATCTTACCATTAGAAAGACTATAACTGTCACCATTTACATATATCATAATTTTGCCTCACTTAGTATATGCTTAACCCATTCTGTATCAGCAACGTAGTCGTGAAACTTACGCCGCCAAAAGTCAGGTTCAATATATGGGAACGCAATTTCAACTTGCTCTGGGTTTAGTTTGTCAAGCATCTCTACACCTGTTGAACAGTTATAGATTACCCAACTACTTATACGCCCTTTTGTTATATCACTAACGATACGATTTGTGTTAGCGTATAAGAAGTAGTGATTGTACACACTTTCTTTTTCCTCTGCCCATGCTAGCATTGTTTCCATGCTACGCTCTAGTGCGTCCTGTACACTTTCACGCTTTAGATGTTGGAAAAGGAAGTCCTGATATGTAACGTCTTTACACCAGTGATCCAGCTTCTTGTTTTCTTTGATTACATGATCAATAAAGCCACGTATGTTTACGGCACGTATGTTCTGACAGTGCCTACCAAACTTCACAAACGCATTGTAATAAGGACTCTCAGAAAAGTCTGCGTATGTTTTAAGTTTAGCACTACCCTGTGTTAGTTCATAGAAACGCAGGTAAGCCTGCATACCAAACTGTACGCCCGGCTCCTTTTCCTGTTGTGCTCTACGCTTGGGTTCACACAGATGTGCTATTAGTGTGCTTTCCTTGCGGTATCCTTTGCCACAATACTTGCACACATAATCTTTAGTTTCCATACTATGATTAATTATAGCATCAACTATAACATCACGCAAGTCTGTCATTCGCCGCTAGCCTCTAGATATTTTATAGCATTCATCCATTATAGGATCATAAACCTTTGTTTTCCACTTTGTATAAAAATATGTTACTCTATCTAAATTGAAGTCAGTAAGACCTAACTTGTCATATAATAAACTTAAATTATGAACTGTAAGATATGTATTAGTAAATGATTCAGCATCCCATACGTAATCACTTATAACTTCAGTGGCAAAATTTTCTGAGATAACACAATTACGGCAACGATCATAAAATTCTTTATAATTTTTTTGGATTTCTTTTAAAACCCAGGTTGGAAATCCTTCAAACATAGGTGTTAGCCTGTCAGGCCAATCTATACCTTTTATTGTGTTATAATTGACAATTATATCTTGATATTTTTTATAAAAAATAAACTTATCAAAGTTGGTAAATTGCAATACTTTAGCATTAGGAAATATTCTTAAAGCATACTGCAAATTTGAATCGTCATTAGTTTCTATAGGAATATATGAACCACTGTTGAGTATATCATTAAGTTTTTTATAGTCTGTTAATTCTAAAAGATTTGAAGAACTAGTGCTAAAAGTTTCACCAATTTTATATGTGTCTATTTTATTTTTTAAAAATAGATATTTCTTGTCAATATCGCGAGGTCCATTAAAATCCCGCAAGAGAAAATCCTTACTTAACGCTAAACAGTTTATTAGAGCCTCACTGCCCGCATCTTCTGGACAATGAATAATCAAAATTTTATCCGTGTCCTTTTTGATCATGCTCCACTAGCCTCTGCTAGCTCTTTAAGTTCCTGTGCTGAAGTAATACTAGCTAATAAATCTAGTTCATCTTCTTTATAGTTTGGATATAACGCAGCTAGTTGTTTGCGAATGTCTGAGTTATTATTATTTTTCTTTTTGTTACCAATCCACTGGTGGAACTGATTACCCATACCAGGACTAACAGTACAAAGTAACTGCCACACTAGTTTAGGATGCTTACTAAGTGCAAAGTAGTTTACGTTTACACGCTGGTTGGTTGCCATGAGATAATAAGCATGTAGATCTTTATTGCCTTTAACAATACTCATGTATCTGTTGAGTAGAAAGGGAGCGATCTTCTTTTGCTGCTCAGGCGTACACTGATCCCAGAACTTCATATCCTTGCGATCTAGGGCAGCAAGAATAGTATTAAGTTTTAAATCGCTCAAAGGTAACTCCTAGTGTGTCTATATGCTCTGCTAGTGCTAGATAAAACATCTGAGCATCATCTAGCCTACTAAACATTATAACATACCATCGTCTGTTATTCCTAGTTTCTGTATTGCGTGATACCTCTACATCTCTATCTCGAAAATATGCTTCTACTAGAGGATGAGTTCGAGCAATCATGTTCCTATGACTATGTGAGTTAGGGGTGATCATATACTCAAAATGTCTGTAATCACGCCTTACAATAATTCTACTGCTGTTAGGACCGTCCCACTCATCGTAATTCATAATAGGTTCTTAATAGGTTGTCTTAATATTGTCGCAAATATTTAAGCGTTTTGCCTCTTTAGCATCCAACCAAATATCACTCTCCGGTAGCAGATATTTTCTAATGTCCGCCTCTTTCAATCCAGTACACTTTTTGTAGTGTTCGATAATACGTCTACTAGTAAGTTCAAACTCTCTTACTTTACTAAAGAGTTCATGCTCTTTTCCCCAACTGCCCCAGCTAAACTGGTGGCTAAGGATACTAGTGTTGGGAGTAAGTGTCCTATGTCCACGCTCTCCACTCATAAAAAGTAAAAGACCGCAGCTGGCAATCATTCCCAATCCCACAGTATGTACTGGAATAGTACTTCCTTTAATAGTATCAATAGCAGCAAAACATGCATCAACTGATCCGCCGGGACTACAAATGATTAGAGTTAGATGATCTTTCTTCTTCTTTGCTAAGTTTTCTTCAATAATCCATTCTACTATGCCCTTCATGGAGGAGTCAGTAACCTCTTCCATTAACAAGTGCATGCCTGCATCTGTTAGGCTGTCATTAGATTCAATTTCCTTTTTGGGTTTTTCCATTTTACCAAGCCTTTGTTATATCTACTACCTCGTTTTGTTTATTGATATCTTTAGCACAATATACGCAGCGTGGACCTGTACCAGTTTCAATAGGAATAGATAGTATCTGACCCTGCTTTAGTTTGGGAAAGAACCATTTAACATCGCTGTATAAATCTACGATATTTACAGGCAAATAATCAGCTTTAAAACTACTAAGAGGATTGAAACTGAATGCGTTAAAACCTCTATCATTAAGGCTACTGAGATTTATCATCTCTAAATCACCTATTTCTTTTTCCCCTGTTAGTATTTTCCAATCTACCGGCAAACGTATCCTACTATCATCTATCTCTAATACTAGAGCAGGACTGTTAAAACTTTCCAGGAAAATTAAAGGAATAAAAAAGTAGTCTGGATTTTTAGGATCACTGTTGTCTAATATTGCAAACCTAAGATCGTCTACTTCATTAGGAAGTTCATTCATATCAAACGCTGTATCTTCTAGTGTTAGTATTCTCATTTTCTAATTATTGCCAATCTACTTTCTGAATGTTGTACGGGTATTTCGCTTCCTGGTAGAACGCCTTTCTTTTAGTAAGGTGCCTCTTGGCAAACCTACAGGTTGAGGTGATGTCCCAGATTTGTACAAAGTCTTTGTCTTCTGCTCGTCTAATTCCTCGTCCAATACTTTGGATAACTCGGACGAAACTTTTCCCTGGTTCCAAAAGAACGAGATTAAATATACGAGGAATATTAATGCCAACACTGGCAACACCATAAGTAGCAATGATAACTTTATTATTCGCATCAGCAACCTCATCATAATGGTCCTTACGTTCTTGTGCCTTTGTTCCACCGCTAACAAATACGGAAGACGAAATCCTTTGTTCAAGTTCTTTTCCTGCATTAATTCTATCTACCAATACAAGTGTATTTCCAGACTGCTTTATATTATTAATTAGTCCAGCAATATAATCTAATCTATCAGTTTGCTCTAAAAGATATTTTAGTTCACTCTGGTAACTGGTATATTCGTTTGTATCTATTAATTGTAACACATTTACTTCACAGTTTGCAAGAACTCCTCGCTCTTGTAAATCACTTGCACTGATCTGATTGATGACAGGGCCTAGGCTACACACCAAACTAATCTTTTCAAAGTCTTCTTTGGGCACTGTACCAGTTAGTCCCCAACGTATTGGTATGTGACTCATTACACCTGTTAGTAGCGTCTTTAGTGCGTCTGCTTTAGCCATGTGTACTTCGTCTACCATAATACACACAACGTCCTCAAGGAACTCTTGTATGGTGATAGGTGCTACTTGGTTCTTAGTGTTCTTTAACAGCACATTCAAGCTCTGCCATGTACAAATGGTATGTGTATGCCCAAACTCTTTGCGGTCACCGTAGAACACACCGACGTCTAGTCCCATATTAACGTAGTCTGCTTCTGTCTGTGTAACCAAACTCTTGTTAGGTACGATAACAATAGTGCGCCCATGCTCCTCACATCTGTGACTGAGTACGGCTGTTATAAGTGTTTTACCAGCGCCTGTTGCTACTTCCTGTAGGCTCTGCGGGTTGCTAAGGAAGTTGTTGATAACTTCTACCTGATAGTCACGCAGTACAATAGGCTGACCCGCTGCCGGATGCTTGTCAGGCCAAGTCCATTCGCTGTAACTGTCTTCTGTTACAGGCTCTAGTGGATAGTCCATCTCGTAGTCACGTGTATCATTTAGTGTAACATCGTAACCATCGCTGGCTAGAATGGGTAGTATCTCAGGCAGCAGGTTAATGTATGTGCTGCCTCCCATTTGGAAGAACGCAACCTTGCCATCCCAACGTCCTAGTCGTACCGCTGGCATGTAACGTGCACCAGGGATCTCAAACTTGAACTTGTTACTTAACTTGCGGCGAGTATCAAGTTCTAAGCCTTCTAACTTACAGTTAACTTCATCGTTGACATGAATAACGCACGGCTTCATGTATTTCTCTTTTTTCTATTTGCTGTTTGTCTCATCTTATATTCTATTGTGTTATTAACTACCTCATTATCGACAAAGCTGATTACGTTATCCATAACATATTCCTCTTTTAATCTACATGACCACCTACCATCAACGTATGTTTTCTTATTTCTCTCATTATGTTGTAACCGAGCATGCGACGGTACATCGTTGTCTTGGCAAAATTCCACAATATTATCCGTTTCGTATACTACTTTATTCTCATGATCAATTATAATATAGTGCTTTCTCTTCTTTGCTGCTCGTCGAGCAATAAATTCCGGATCGTCGGCCACGACGCGGCCAAAGCTCGCTGACATTTTTCTTTTTGTTTCTTCGCTATGCGGTGCTCGTTTTCTTCCCTTAATACTTTTTCGGATTTTCTCTCGGTGCTGCTCTCTTTCTTCATCGGACATAACTTTCCAATAGTGGTCTCCACCCTGTCCGCCGCTGGATATATTGTAACCCACTGAGTTATCACGTGCGTTCAATTGTTCTATCCAATATCCTTCTAGCTCATCAATTTCAGCATCATCGCATTCAACAATTATTTCTTTAGTAAAGTTTTCTATTCCATATTTTTTAATTGCATGCGTTATAATAATCCCTGATCCAAAATAATCATCCATGTTATACTTACTTTTTCCAACATATATTTTACCGTTTAATTTGTTTGTAATTTTATAGATTATACTCATAAATCTAACCTTTCAATTTATACATTTATTTATCGTTTTAATGTATAAATTGAAAGGTTATTTCAACAAGGCTTCAATAATCTTCTCCGCTATAAGTTGATGACCTTCTTCAAGAGGATGACCTCCAGGACCATGTGGTGTTCCATATGCCCATTCCATGAATCCCGTATTGGGCCAGCCTATAAACTTATCA